TGGAGTCAAAAGCAACCTCAAGAATGAGGTAAAAACTCAACAGGCATATCTTCTTTCTCAAACCGATTGGGCCATAGTTCGGAAAGCCGATAAAGGCACTGCTGTGCCTTCCAATATTCAGACTTGGAGAGACGCCATTCGCACTAAGGCAACAGAGATGGAAACGGCGATTGACAATGCTGCGGACACGGCAGCGGTTGAGGCTTTGTTTGTTAAGTGGACAACGGACAGCGACGGTAAGACCACCAAGTCTGGTATTCTGTACGATTGGCCTGAACTAGGTTAGTAGACATGCCGTTAACCAAGATCACCTTCAAGCCGGGTATAAACAAAGAATCCACCTCCTACGCGGCGGAAAACGGTTGGTTTGACTCCAACCTTATTCGTTTCCGTAAGGGGCGCCCTGAGAAGATGGGTGGCTGGCAGAAGGTCAGTTCTAACGCAGTAACCGGAACGACCCGGTCTCTTCACACATTTTCCGCGCTAGACGCTTCAAAGTTCATGGGTGTCGGCACAGAGAAAAAGTTCTATATCGAAGAGGGCGGAACGTTTCATGATGTAACGCCTTTAAGGCGTACCCAGACCCTAGGATCAAACCCGATCACAACAAGCTCTTCTGGAAGCTCTGTGATCACCATCACTGACACCAATCACGGCGCTCGAACGGGCGACTTCGTTACGATATCTGGGGCGACAACAACGGATGGCATTACGGCAGCTCAGATTAATTTGGAGTTCGAACTTACCGTTGTTAACTCAAACACCTATACGCTGACCACGACGGGAAGTGCGTCTTCTGGAAGCACTGCCGGCGGTGGATCTTCGGTTGTTGCTGCATATCAGATCAGCGCGGGACTAGGGATCGTGGTCCCTGGTACAGGTTGGGGCGCTGGTCTCTGGGGCGGATACAACAGTTCCTTCTCTGAGACAACTCTTGATGGCGCGATTAACAACTCAGTTACGTCCTTGGCTCTGACATCTGCGTCAGACTTTGAGACGGTAGCTTCTACGCTATCCGCGAACATAACCGACGTAAGCACTTCGATACCTTTAGCAGACTCTTCTTCGTTCCCTGCCAAAGGCACCATCTTGGTTGGCAGTGAAAAGATTGAGTACGGCAACAATAACTCAAATGTTCTCTCTGACCTTACGCGTGGCGCAGACAGTACAACCGCAGCAGCAGGCAGTAGTGGCGCGAGTGTAACGTTTGTTGGCCTTATGTTAATAGACGAAGAGCTCATTCAATATACGGGGAAGAGCACGAACACTATAAACGCTGGCGTGGTTAGAGGGGTTCGCGGCACAACAGCAGCGGCCCACGATGATGATGTCGCGGTCAAAGAAGCAAACGCTTTCGTAGGATGGGGCGAGGCCGCAAATATAACGACATCCGCAGGGTCCAACATTCGTCTCTGGGCTCAAGACAATTGGGGCGAAGACTTAATCTTTAACGCGTTTGATGGGACTCCGTATTATTGGGATCGCACTCTAGGAACAACGGCCAGAGCAACAAGTCTTGCCGCGCAGTCAGGTGCATCGGATGCACCGACAGTTGTTCGCAAGGTAATGATATCCACTACAGATCGTCATGTGGTCTGTTTCGGCTGTAACCCTCGAGGTTCTATAGAGCAAGACTTGCTTGAGGTGCGTTGGTCCGATCAAGAAGATCCGTTTAACTGGACGCCTACAGTTACGAACACGGCTGGTGGCGTTCGTCTGTCTGCTGGTTCAGAAATCATTACAGCCGTTAAGACTAGACAGGAGATACTGATCTGGACGGACGCCAACCTTCACGCGATGCGATTTGTCGGCCCAGACGACATTTTCTCTTTTGCTTTAGTCGCCAGTAATACGTCGATTATCGGTTTTAACGCCGCTGTTACTGTAGGTGACCGCACCTTCTGGATGGGCCGCAACAACTTCTATGTCTATGCTGGTCGATTACAGGTCATACCCTGCACTGTTCTAGATCACGTGTTCTCAAACATAAACACAGCGCAGAACTTCAAGTTCTTTGCAGCGTCGAACAAGCTGTTTGACGAGGTGTTTTGGTTCTATGCGTCCGCAGATTCTGAAGAGATCGACAAATACGTTAAGTTTAACCACGTTGAGGGGACATGGGACATTGGGACTCTAGCAAGGACAGCTTGGGTTGACCTTGGAGTCCATGAGAACCCGAGAGGTGCGGGCGCCGCTAGTAGTGTTGAGTACATCTACTCTCATGAGAGCGGGCAGAACGACGATGGCAGTGCTATGGACTGTTTTATTGAATCTGCCGACTTTGATCTTGGAGATGGCGAGCAATTTATGTTCGTAGACAAACTGATACCTGATGTTCGGTTGAATGACACCAGTAGTGATAGCACCGGGTCAATAGACTACGTCATAAAAACACGCAACTTCCCCCTTGAATCCCTGACCACGAACTCTACGAGCACGGTTATCAGTTCCACGCAACAATCTTTCATGAGAGCTCGAGGCCGTCAGGCGGTTGTACGAATTCAAAGTGACTCTGCCGATCTTAATTGGACACTGGGTGATCTTCGTTTGAACCTTAGACCTGATGGGAGACGGTAATGGCCAAGCTTCTTGATCAAGAACTGCCTAAAGCTCCTGTCACATACGAGGTAGAGGTGTTTGATCTTATCTTTAGCGATGTTGAACGCGCACTCTCAACGAAAGAGCTCCCTAGCGTTGTAGCGGATCGTGATGATGTTCACAGCATAGATTGGTTCATAAGCTAATGGCGATTGCGTACAAAAATGTAACCACTCTGGTGGCAAGCACAGGGGATATTACGGTGTACACATGCCCTAGTGTTACGCAGTCCATAATCAAGAACATAAATTTGTACAATAGCCACAGTGGGACTATAGTGATATTACCTAAAATCACCGATAGCTCCGCATCTGTTACGGCTACTTTGCAGAAGATAAGTCTCGGAACTCTCGCACAAACGTCCCTTGCAGGACCTTTCGTTTTGGAGGCAAGTGACGTTCTGATATTGAACTGTGACACTGCATCCAAGATTTTCGCAGTAGCTAGTATATTAGAGGTGTCGTAATGCAGGCTGTAGGACCTAAATACGAAGGGGAGCCCACCGTAGAGGCGCTTGCAAACGGCCTTGCCTCACTAGGCCGATACGGCGATGCTTACATGGTTCACGCCGCCGAGGGCGAAACGGTTGTTCCTAGAGAAGTTCTGGAAGCAAACCCCGGCCTGAAGAACCAGCTTCTCTGGCAAATGAAGATGATGGGTATTGAGAACCCGAATCGCTACGTTGTAGGAAGCGAATTCAACTCAATCAACCCTGTCACAGGTCAACCTGAGTTCTTTTTCAAGAAGGTCTTCAAGGCCGTCAAGAAAGTCTTCAAGAAAGTTCTACCTATCGCCGCTCCCATCATCGGTAACATGATTGCTCCGGGCATCGGCGGTCCCATTGCCGCAGCGTTAACCGCGAAGCTTTCAGGGGGCTCCATGGGCGATGCCCTCAAATCAGCCGCGTTTGCCTACGGGGGACAGATGCTTGGTTCAGGGATCATGGGCGCTACGGGTGGAGGGGGCATGTCTGGCTTTGTAGAAGGACTTCAGAGCGGAGCCATGGCACCTTTCCAAGCAGCGGGTAATCTCTTCGCATCAGGGCCCACGAATCCTCTACAGCAAGGTATTTTTGGTAATGTGAACGCTGCTACACGTGGCCTTAACGTAGATACAATCTTCCCGCAGTATAATCCTAATGCCGCCTCTGCTGGAGTTGTAGGGGTGCCTAGTAGTGGTGCACCGTCAGCAGAAGCACGTTTGCTTACAGGACCGAGCGATTCTGTACAAAGTGCTCTCAACGTACAAGCAATTGAAAACCTTCCAAGTCCGGGTAGCGGAAACACAGGTATTTTTGGTGCGGCTAAAGATTTAATTTCAGAGTACCCCAAAACATCTGCCGCGCTTGCATTAGGTGCGGGAGCTATTGGTCTCGGAATGTTGACCGCAGAAGAAGAGGCGCAGTTGGAGAGTTTAAGTCCTGGAGATCCGAGATACTCTTCATACGCTGAGTACAAGAAAATGACACCGGAACAACAGAAGAGCCCTGAAGGTATAGCGTTGCTTAGAGCGGCTGGAATTGGTCCGAGGCAAGATCCCAAGCGGTTGGCCAAAGCAACAAACATCACAGAACAACAGGCGAGAGACTATCAGATAAGGAGATATGGGATTGCAGGAGATGCTAAAGGCGGTGGACCCAATTATCAGAGCCTCGTAGACAACTTTAAGTCAGGGGCGTTGTTTGATAAACCCAGTGGACTCGGTGCCGTGAGGGTAGCCGAAGG